TTACGCCATTACCTCCCGCGCGATCATGCGGAATTGCTTTGCGGCCTCCCGCTGTTGCTGTGCATAGCTCGTTTCATTGGCATAGATGTTTTGCACCACCTGAACGCCGCCGCCCCGCTCATTGCGGTTCACCCTGCCGGAAGGCTGTTTCACTTCCGGCACGCTGGAAGCCGTGGCCGTGCGGATCGTCTTTTCAACGTCCCGCATTTCGCGGGCAAAGCCTTGCCCTAAACCTTCGGCCATGTATGCGCCAATTCCTGCAAATACCTTCGACGGGGAATTGATCTGCATTTCTGCTTCCACGGCGGCAACAATACGCCTCATCATAGAACGCACATTGCTTTCCAGCCAGCCGGACATATTTTGAAAGCCCTGCCAAATGCCGCGCACCATGTTTTCCCCCGCCGCCGTAAACTGCGACGTGAAGCCGTTTAATGTTGTGACAATGGATTGAACGATCTGCGACATTTTGCCCGTGATTTCCGGTATACCCTGCACCATGCCGGACGCTATGGCCTTGTCCATGTCCACGCCTTCCGTTGTTAGCTTGCTATGCTGTGCGGTAAAGGCGGTAATAATGGATTGAACCACCTGCGCGGCCTTGCCCGTGATCTGCGGTATACCCTGCACCATGCCAGACGCTATGGCCTTGTCCATGTTCACGCCCTCGGTTGTCAGCTTTCCATGCTGTGCGGTGAAGGCGGTAATGATGGATTGAACGATCTGTGCGGCCTTGCCTGTGATCTGCGGAATGCCGTTCACCATGCCGGACGCTATGGCCTTGTCCATTTCTACGCCTTCCGTTGTCAGCCTTCCGTGCTGTGCGGTGAAGGCCGTAATAACGGATTGTATTACTTCGGCCATCTTGCCCGTTATACTGCCCAGCCCGTTTATTATGCCTTCGGAAATGCGGGCGGCCATATCTACGCCTATTTGCCCGAATTGTCCAGCCTGCGCCGTCATTCCGGCTACTACCTGTTGCACAATGGCCGTTACCGCGCCGTCCAGCGCGGCCACGTTGGATATAATGCCGTCGTTCACCGAACGCACCGCTTCGGCGGCGGTCATTTCCCCCGCGCCACCCATTGCGGCGGTCATTTCAGAAGAAACGCCGCCCATGCTGTCACCAAAGCCCACGCCTACGCCTTCGCCCATATACGAACCGATTTCCGCAAATACGGTGGAAGGGGAGTGAATGCCAAAAAACCCCTTTATGTTCGATACAAGGTTAGAAGCCCAGCCGGACACCTGTTGCCACAACCAGCCCGCCGCCCCGCTGATACCTTCCCACAACCCGCGAAGCAGATTGCCGCCCGCGTTGATAAGCTCCCCGCGTAGGTTAGAAAATGCCTGCACAATGCCCGTTACAATCTGCGGCACGGCCTTCACGATTTCAACAATGATTGTCGGAAGATTTTTTATCAGCGAAACGAACAGTTGCACGCCTGCTTGTACGATCTGCGGTATACTTCCAACCAAAGCCGTTACAAGAGAAGTGATTATTTGCGGTATAGCCGCGACAACGGTTGTAATGATTTCCGGCAATGCCTGAATCAGCGACACAAATAATTCAATGCCCGCTTGAATAATCTGCGGTATGCTGTTTGTTAGGGCTGTCACCAGCGAAGAAACAATTTGCGGTATTGCGGTAACAACGGTTGTAATGATTTCCGGCAATGCCTGAATCAGCGACACAAACAATTCAATGCCCGCTTGAATGATCTGCGGTATACTGTTTGTTAAGGCGGTCAGCAGTCCGGCCAAAATCTGCGGGATTGCCCCGACAATCGTTGCAATGATTTCCGGCAATGCCTGAATCAGCGACACAAATAATTCAATGCCTGCTTGAATAATCTGCGGTATACTGCCAGTTAAGGCAGTTATAAGCCCCTCTATAATCTGCGGGATCGCCGCAACGATTGTTTCAATAATCTGCGGCAAGGCTTGTACAAGAGAAGTGAAAAGGGAAATACCCGCTTGAATGATCTGCGGGATTGCCGAAAGAAGCCCGTCAATCAACTCCGTTATCAGAGAAGGAAGCGCGGCCACCAAAACGGGAACCGCGTTTATAATCCCTTGCGCAAGCCCTGTTATAAGCTGTAATGCCGCGTCGATCAACATAGGGATATTTTCAACCAGCGTTTGCACCATTGCAACCACGACTTCAACGATCTTCGGTAACAACTGCGGCAACGCTTCCCCGATCCCGTTTGCCAGCGCAAGAACAATCTGCACCGCCCCTTCCAGAAGAAGGGGAAGAACGCTTATAAGCCCGTCGATCAAAGAAAGGATAATTTGCGTTGCGGCTTCTGCAATCGCGGGCAAGGCCCCAATCAGCCCTTGCACAATCGCGTTTATCATTTCTACCGCCGCTGTGCTGATTGTCGGAAGGCTTGTTACAAGCCCGTCAACCAGCCCTAACACAATTTCGGTTGCAAACTCTGTAATCTGTGGAAGGATCGTCGAAAAGTCTTCCACCAATCCGGCAAGGGCTGTCCCGAATGTGTCAGCCATTTTAGAAATATCGCCGTTTGCGGAAGTCGCGCCCGCCGAAAGCTCATTGACAAAATCTGAAAGGGCGGGTAATGCCTCTTGCCCTATGGGAAGGACAAAGTTTGTTTTCAGGACGCGCCCCAAACCGGACATTGCCGATCCAAAATCATCATACTTTACCGCATTTATCGCGGAAAGCGCGTCTGTTGTGGTGCTAATTTCGCCGTTCAGGTTTGTTAAAGCCTTCATGCCCTCAACGCCTAAATCTTCCCACATTGTCCCGAACAAGGCAACGCCCGCCGCGTTCTGTGCTAAAGGATCGTCCATAGCAAAAAGGGCGGCTGTCACGTCTTCAAACGCTTTCGCCGCCTGATCCCCGCCAGCGGCAAAGGCCGCCGCGGTTTCTTCTGCATTTACTCCAATGTCTGCGAACGCCTGCATTGTGCCGTCCGAACCGTCTTTAACCCTGATCCCGAATTCCTTTACAGCGTCGCCCAGCTTGTCAACGGAAAACGTGCCAGCACTTGCGCCGTTTGCGAAGCTGTTAAACATATCTTCCGCGTCAAGTCCAAGCGTTTTGAAATGCACGGAATATTCGTTGATACTGTCCAGCAAGTCCCCGTTTTTATCAAGGCCGTTTTGCGCGCCCTGCGCAATCAGGTTAAACGCGTCTTCGCCGGACATTCCGAACTGATCCATAAGCATATTGACGGCGCGCATTTGCTCTTGTATGTCATATCCGAAGGTATCACGCAACATAAGGGCGTTTTGCGTCATTGCTTCAATGTTCGCCGGATCAAGGTCTTTTGCGGTCTGCGCCACCGTGGACATTGCGGCGGCTATGTCCTCCATGTTTTCCCCGAAGTTGTTGTTGTAGATGTTCAACATGGCTTCGTCAAAACCTTTTGCCGCCGCTTCCGCAATGCCTGTTGACGCTTCAAAATCGTTCATTGCGCTTTTGACTTCATCAGCGAAGCCCGTTGCATATCCGATCCTCGCAACCATAGCCGTTCCGATTGCGGCAACGCCTACGCCGATAGCCTTTAGCCCCGTTCCCAGCGCACCCGCTACGGAAGACACTTTGCCGCCCAGCCCTTCCAGCGCGCCGCCCGTCTTTTCCGCTTCCCCGGCCACTTCCTCCAACCCATCCGAAAAATCATTAGAAGCGTTATTTGCTTCGCTGATCTGCCCGTCAAGGCTGTTTATCTCGTTTTGGGTTTTTATCATGGCCGCCTTTGCGTAATTCAGGGATATTTCCAGCTTTTGGGCCGCGTCCGAACTTCCCATATTTGCGTCCCGGTATTTCTGCAACTGTTCTTCTGCCGCCGCAACCGCCCTTTTTTGCTCTTCAAGCCGCTTGTTCAAAACGTCCTGTTTTGCCGTCATTGCTTCTATGCTGTCGGTGTTGCCCTCAAAGGTTGCAGAAACAACCTTCATTTCGGACGCAATGGCCTTCAAAGAAGAACTAATATCTTTGCAAGCCGCCTTATATTCTTTTTCACCTTCAACGGCTATTTCTGTTTTGATCTGATCTTCCTTGCCTGCCAC